GTCATGTGGACGGAAGAATTCATCTTCAACTAGTTCAGGGTGATTTGTCACCAAGTAATTGTAGATTGCCTCATTCTTACCGACACGTACTCTACGGATGTAGTAGTCGTTGTGCCAAGCGTGAATTCCTGATGATGTTCCCAACGTCAATGAAGTTGTTCCCGCAGGTTTTACAGTTGTCATACGAGCTGATTTGTTAATACCAATCAATTCAGCAACTCTTGAGTTTTCTTCTTTAACCGCTTTCGCAGCTTCTTTCATATTATAACCTAAAACCACACCTGAACCAATACCTGTCATAGATACACCAATCAACGCATCTTTCTCAGTTGTTCTTCTCCAAATGTCTCTCAAGTAATGGAAGTCAGTGTAACCCGCTTGTAATGTTCCGATGAACGCCGCAGCTTTAACACGAGCATTTAAGTCTTCTTGTGATTCAATGTCAGAAACATTTACCTCACATAAGTTACAGAATTGGTTTGGTCTCAATGCGATTTCACAACATGGGTTTGTTCCCCAATCTTTATCGTTTGTAAAGTAAATACCAGGTTCACCTGCTCCTGACGCTTCAACACGTTTCCATAAATCCATGAAGAATTCTTTTGTAATCTTGTGTCTAACAAGTGCCGCTGAGTTGTTCGCTCTACCTCTTTGTGGATTTTTTTCCCACCATGAACCTGATTTACAAGAAATCATTTCGTTGTCGTCAGCACTGAATAAAGAAATAAGTGCCGCTCTACGGATACCACCAGCTAACACAGCGTCAGCAATATGACATACCATATCATGAACTTCAATTGGAGTTAGTTTTTCACCATCTTCTTTTGCATCCAACATACCTTTTAATTTGTGAATACAATCTTTTAAAGGTTGAGGACCTGGGGCTTTACCACCTGATGTTACAAGTTGAGCTCCTTTTGGTCTGATATCAGAAAAATCAAATTCAGGATTTGATAAGTTTTCACCGAAATAAGATTTCATTAACACCTTAATTGCGTCCGCCCATCCTTCAATAGAATCACCAATCAAGAATCTTCTTGTTCTATTTGATTTTGGTTTTCTAATCTCAGGTAATTTTTCAACGTGATGTTTTTGAACTGAATATCCAACACCCGTACCACCTAACAATAGGAACATTGACTCCGAAAATGCATCCAAGTGGTCAATAGGTAAGTAAGCACAGTTGTAGATTCTGTTTGGAGAAATCTCAATTGGTTTACCACCAAACTGCATTGACCTCATTGAAGGTAATACCTTTTTATCATATACCATTTTGTATACGTCTTTAATCTCGTCTTTTAGAGATGGGTATTTTTTAATATGCATGTTCATATTACGGGTTACCAATTCCTCCCATGTTTCACGTCTGTTTAGTTCTGGTACGAATTTAGCGTACTTCATGTAAACTGTTAAGTCTGACAATATCTTTTGTGATGCGTCCATAATTCTTCTTTGTTTATTTTAATTTGTATTATTGTTTTGTTCTCTTTGTTTTCTTTTCTCTAAAAGTTCCTTAACTCGGTCACGTTTTCTTTCTTCTTGTTGTTCTTCAAACCCTAAGAATGTTACCGAACTTTCGGTATCAATCTCAAGTAGTTCATTGTTGAACTTACAGTTTTCAAAAACTACACCATCTTTACCGATACGTGACTTTGTAATTGCTATTGTAGCCAAATTCATTTCTTTTTGTTGTAATGTTTTTGCTACCGATATGATAACGTGACCAACTTGAGCCTTCTTAATAGAACCACCCATTTGGTCTGTAGTCACAACCTCAGAAGAGATTGATGACCTGTTACCTTGTGTTGCTGTCCAACCTACCAATGATAACTCATGACACATCGCTTCAAATCCTCTCATAACCGAACCCTCGGCTTTCCACTCATCTTTACTTGAACTCTCAGGAACCACACAATCAATATAGTCCAAAAGAACTAAATCAACTTTTGTTCCATCCGCAATCATTTTTCTGATTTGATTTTTGATTTGATTCATAGTCATAGAATCTGAAGGGAGTTTTTTTAAGATTAACTCGTTCTTCATTGTCTCTTTAATCTCAGTGATTTTACCCATTACGGTTTCTTTATGTAGAACCAAATTATCAGGTTCAATACCAGTCCATAGGGTAAAGTGTTTACGTTGAACAATCTTTGGATTGTCTTCAAAAAAGATTTGAAGAACATTATATCCAAGATTAAAGGCAGTGTTTGCAATCTTGGTGAGGATGGTAGTTTTACCAACCCCTGTAGGAGCTAATATAACACCTATCTCACCCTTTGCAAGACCACCCTTAAGTAATCTGTCAATTCCTGGTATTCCGATTGGAATTGGGTGTCTAAAATCCTCGTCTAATACTGTTTCAAGGTTAGAGAAAATATCGGTTGTACCCGTATCTTTTTCTCCAACTTGTAACGCTTCACGAACCAAACTTTCAACTTTGTCATAAGATTCAAAGTCCCCCTCAGTAATAATCTTTTGAGCTTTGTCCATCGCCTTCTGAAGTTCTTGTTGTTTACAAAACTTCAAAGCCTTTTCTTGAACAAATTGGGTACCCTCAAATGGCGCGTCTTTGATTTGTTTAATGGTATCAAGAACGATTTTAGCAACCAATTCTTGTGAGATTTCAGATTTAACGATTTGCTCAAGAGTGTCAAAGTTAGGGGTAGACTGATACTTTGCATGATACTCCTTTGTCATCTGTAGGATGATTTTAAAGTACTTGTTGTCAAAATAAACACTTTCAATCACATCCATAATTGATGTTGAAAATTCTTTATCTACAATAAGTTGGTTTAAAAGTTGTATCTGGAAAGTGTTCCCTAAGTATTCAAAATTCTTGTTCATATATCGTTTTTCTATCCCCCTGTTTTATTAAATATTTACTTGTTTAGGTCAACGCCCAAATATTCAAAACTTAATTTTGGGGCTGAAAAAATGTCAGTCAATTCACGGAGAACGTCTTTTAAAAATGGTCGTACGTCAACCGTATAACGAACTTTTGGCGGGAATAATTTTCCGTCAAAATATCTATGACAAATTGTCTGTTCTCCAATTCTAACATAAAGATTGAATTGTTCGCTACCTTCAGTAAATGAAGTGTCCATAATTGCAGGGTCATTAACAATTGCATCTTTGTTATCAATCATATAGATAACCGTCTTCATCTTTAAATGATACTGAAGTTCCTCCTTCAGTTGTCTCATAAAGTAATACAATTCCAATGAGTTTTTTGCCTCAGGATTGAACCCTCTAACGTTAAAGAATCTCTGAACTACGATGTTGTCATTCAACGTCAATAAGAATTCCATTTTGGTGCTGTCTTGCTCTTTCATAATTTAATTTTTGTTTGTTATATTTCTTTTTTCTTTTCTTGTTAATTTCATAAATGGTTTGAGGAAGTTGACCCAAGCTTCGTCATTCTTGGGTAGATATTTAAAAAGACCGTCTTCCATCATCATTCTCATTAAGTTTTTATATCCCCTATCTGTAGGGTCTATACTGTCTGTCAATATCTGTTCAACCAATTCTTTTCCGTCATCTGTTATCAAAGGATTACCAAGGTCTACAATAGTTTTATTCGTAAGGTAAAACTGTTCTCCAAATATAGTTGATTTTGTCTTGCCTTCCAAAAGATTAACCAATGTTTTTATGGGTTTCTTTTGCGGGATATTTCGTGCACAATCCAAGATTTCTTCTATAGTGCATGGTTTCTCCTGAACCTGAGGGAAATATTTAATTAATGTTTTTTCCCCAAGACCTTCAATTCCACTGATGTTATCGGATTTGTCTCCTGTAAAGATTTTAGTTAACAATACATTATAGTGGGGGATATCAACCTTGTTGATTGTTATCATATCCCCATTTTTAAAATATTGTTTTGATATTGGTGAATAGATTGTAACTCTTTCTGAAATAAGTTGAGTGAGGTCTTTATCCGCAGAGAAAATAATAATATTCTCATCTTTAGATATCTTACAATAATAAGCAATAAGGTCATCCGCCTCATTACTAACCATCTCAACCTGACGAACAAAAATTTCTTCCAAGTATTGTTTAACACGAGACTTTTGGTACAAATACGATTCGTACTTATACTCATTCATGTCTTGTCGTCTGTTTGCTTTGTATTGTGGGTATATAGATTTTCTGATAGATGAGTTTGAGTCCCCATCCCAAAACACAACAACTTTATCATGGTTGTGTTCTTCAAGGAATTTGCGGAGTATGTTCACAAAGTGAAATACTCCACCCACATGAGCACCGTCGTTATACACGTCTTTTGCTCCGTGGAATCCTATCTTAAATAAATTATCTCCGTCTACTAATAATGTTTTAATCACTTTTGTGATTTAAATGGTGGAACAATATACTAATCCTCTTTCTCTTCTTTTAAATCAAAATCTAAAGATGTGACCCCAAGAATGTCTTTCCAATAGTCAGCATGTTCTTTTTTGTATGATTCAATTGACACTTTCTCTTCCGCAGCTTCTTTTCCTGCTAAGAACCCGTGTGGTGTTACAATAATCTTTCCGTCTTCATAACCCAATCCATTGATGTGGTTTTTCATAACAGAAACTTTTGTTCTAATTGCAAACTTAACACTTCTCTTGTCTTTGGTCGCAGTAATCTTGTTTGTTCCCGCACCTTTTTGGTTACCAAATAAGAACACCAATGATGAGTTTAACCAAATGGCTTCACCACCTTTTGCTTTAATCTTTGGTTGACCGAATGGATTGTCAGGTAATTCAACCCAAGGTTGGTTAACAATAACCAATGTGTTTTCGTATTTTGAATCAGATTTACGAGAACCTGAAATACGTTGGTTAATACCCATACCAATTTTGTCTGCAAGTGTTGATGCGTTGTGTTGTTTACCACCTTTACCTTCAAAGGTCATCTTACAAGGAACTGAACCAACAGAATCCCATAAGAACAATAAACTATAATCTAACTCACCTTTTTCTTGTGCATCCAACAAACTATTAATGTAGTCAGTGATTTGCTCAATGTAGTTGAAATTGTTATTGAAGATGTAAAAACCATCCCAATCTAATTCACCTGTTGCTTCATCAACAACCTCTTCACAATCAAAACCCATAAGTTTTGCGTGTTCAAAAGACCATTTTTGTTCTGTAATAATGAATACTGGTAGAATACCTTTCTTCTGAGCATCAACGGCAGTTTTAACCAACGCTGTAGTTTTTCCTGTATCTGAGTGACCTAATAACATATTTAAATGTCCGATTGCGGGACCAGGTAATCCAACCGCATCTAAGAAATCTTGTCCTAAGTCAAAAAATCTTTGGGGTTTGTATTTTGCAGAAGTTGAGAATTTCTTCTTAACTGAACTGAAATCGTTTTTCTTTATTGCCATAATGTTATAAATTAATCATGCATGGTACCATACAAGATACCATACATGATGTGTTTTGTTTTATTAGAAAGGTAAGTCTCCGTCAACCTCGTCATTTGCTTGAGGGTCAACGATAGGTGCTTTTGTTTCAGATTTTTTAGAACCACCCATAGATGTTGTAGATTCGGTATCGTTTAGATAAACATACCCACCTTTATCACTATCCCATTTTGGAGTTTCTCCACGAGCAATTGCTTCAAGATAGTCAACAGGTTTTTTAGAATATACATCCAACCAAGTCAACTCGTCATTAATCCAAGAATCTCCTTGAACTTTTTCTTCGTGTATTGCTGTTGGGTCATCATACATAATTGTAGATACACTTGTGTATTCTTTACCTGCAGGTGTTTTAGATTTTGTTAATTCAATGATAAGGTCACGTCCTTTTTCAGGGTCAGTGATATCACCTTTGTTTCTCCAAATTGGAATGATTTTATCCAAGATACCATCGTTTTTGTAATTGTGTTTAAATCTCCAAAACTTTGGACCGTCTTCCTCGTGGTCTCTGTCAATTACTTTTACGATATAGAATTTACGAGACTTATATTGTTTCGCCAATTCTTTATCAGATTCTTTACCTGTTGACATCAATTCTTCATAAACCTCATTTAAAGGAGAACGCTCATTGTCATTCTTTCCTGGGTCATAAAATTTTTGCCATTGTCCACCTACTTGGATTTCGTGATACCAAGCTTCTTTAAATGGTGAAGAACCATCTGGTGTAGGTAGGATACGTACTCTACGTTGTCCTGATTTCTCTTTGTCTCCTAAGATTAAAGCGAAATACTTTTTCATTCTTTCGTCTTGCGACATTTTGCTTTGGGCCCCGCCCCCTTGTTGTGCTTTTTCGTACTGTGCCAATACGGCGTCTAATGAACTCATCATGTTTTTCTATTTTTAAATTGTTAAGTTATGTCACAAATATAGTCTAGTTTTCTGGTTTTGTCAAATAAAAAAGCCACCTTTTGGGTGGCTTTCATTAGTAATTAAATTAATATTATTTGTATTGATATTCGTCTTTAAATCCGTTTCCTTGGAAAGAACCTTTAATGTCATTAACATTAATGTCCGTTACATCTTCAGGAGTTAAAACATAATCATTTTTTCCCGTTTTTTCCATCTCTTCTTGTTTGTCGTCAAAAAATTGTGAAAGTTTTTGATTGAATGGGTATGAATCATAACTTCTTAACTCTAATTTTTCTTGAGGTGTCTTTTCTCTGTACTTCTCAATTTTGTTTTCAAGAGCATTAAGTTTATTCATAATTGCATCCATCTCGCCTAATCTTGATTCTAATTTAGTTAACTGACCAAATAGGTTTTCAAAATAGTCGTCTTGTTTAGATTGAATATCTTTTTGTGCTGTAACTAATTCTGTGATGTCTAATTCTTCTGAATCAGATGATTCATCTTTCTTTTCATCAGATTTACCTTCATCATCAATTTTTTCAACATCGGGGTCATTTTCAACGTCAATTGGGTCCGTCCCACCTGGCGCCGCTGGTGGTGGAGGTGTTGCCGCAGCGTCTGCTGGCGGTGGTGGAGGAGTTGCTCCCGCTTCAGGTGCTAATGCCCCTAAATCTGGTGCCACTTCCGCATCTTGCTCCATGATATAATTATTGATACTTTTGTATCTGTTAATTTCACTTAATATTTTTTTATCTAAACTCATAGTATTAACCGTTTAATAATTGTTTTATACCGTTAGCAGTTTCAACTCTAACTTTTCTGTTGGCAGTTGTTTGGTGTCCAGCTCTTTCAATAAGACCGTCTCTTTCTCTTACAGTATAACAATCTCCTGTATCTAAGTCGCAAACTTGTTTAGTTCCGTCACCGTTATCTTCTTGGGAGAATCTTGTTGATTTACCAAGATAATTATCTAATGCTAATTTAATATCCATAATAATGTTTCTATATAAATATATGATTAGTTTATAAAGTGAATGGTGGTCCTGTCACTGTTTGTTTTAATACTTGACCACCAACTGGCGATGTAAAACCATAAGGGTAATATTCAACAACTAACCTAAAGACACCACTAGTGTTTACATAATATCTATTTGTATAGTTTGTATCAATTCCACTAACCCCACTAACATTAACCCTTTGGTTGTTACTGTCTATTAAAATTTTTGAACCGTAATAATCTGTATTAAAATTTGGTGCGTTAAATTTAAAAGTAATATAACCACTATTATCAGGTTTCGTTATGTTAAAATATTGCCATCCATTACCTTGTAATGATGGACTTTCACCCACTAATACTATTGAAAGTGGTTGTTCAGGGAATGTTGGCGTTGTTGATGGTGTAGGCGTAAAATTAAAATTAAACGATTGCGGTACGTTTTGAGGATTTTTAACTTTATCCGTAGGAATTGCAGTAACTGTAAATTTAAGGTTAACCGTTTGTCCATCTTTAACAGGAACTGTTTTAAACTCAGGTATTGGGTTATTAACCAATATGTCCGCAACATTATTATAAGTTATGTTAAATGTGTTGTTTGATACGTAACCTAAAATTGGCGTGGTAACAGTTCTGTTTAAAGTCTGTGTTCTAACGTTATTTACAATTGTGTTATCATAAACCGAAACAATCATACTCACTTCATTTTGTAGTGTCCAAGTATTAAGTGCTGCAGCATTAGGGTTAACTGTAACAATTAGATTTAAAGTTGTTCCATTTGGAGTTGTTTGTGTATTTCCGTCTAAAGTAACTGGTCCTGTTTGTTGTGGTTGTGTATTTGAATTATTTGGATTACTTGTTGTTGGTGTTACTTGAGCTGGGTTATAAGTAAACCCGCTTAAAGTTGTTCCATTACCGTAATTTCCTCTAAGAACTATTGGGTTAGTTTGCGCAACAATTGTATTACTATAAGGAACAACAACACTAATGTTAAACGCATTTAAAATAGTAATTCCTGTAGTTGTAGTCACATTATTTATTGTTACACCTGTTACTTCGTCTAAGTTCTTACCAACAATAGTTAAAATAGTACCACTCACACCTGTTAATGGCGAGAATGAAGTTATGGTTGGTGGCGGACATGATGGTACAACGTTTGTTGTTGTATTTAAATTGTTTGGTTGTGGTGTTACTCCAGCATATGTATCCGCAATTTTTTGCTTTTGTTTAAGATTTGCAATTCTTAATCCTGTAGTTGACACAACATTTAACCCAACCTCATCGGCAGATTTAAATGCATCGTTAAGTCTTGCATCTAAAGTTTTAAATTCTGAAAGATGTGCGTCATAATAAGATTCAGTAGTACCAGAAACGGGCCAATAACAAACATAATATTTAGTAATACCTAAACCTGTAGTTTCATTAAATACTCTGTCAACATTTGCACCACTTAATCTAGATATCATAAAGTCAAAAAACTTTCCAATTGTATCAAAAATTGCAACTGGTTGTGCCGTTGGTTTACCTGTTAAATTTGGAATACTAACACATGAATATTTTTTAGGACTGAAGAATCCATCACCCGATTGTCCATAGTTAGTTGTTAGTGTTACGTTAGCATAATTGTTACCATAACCATAAAATTTAGTTTGTTTGAATGTCTTGGCGTAACATATCATATAAATAAGAACTTGTAAGTCAGGATTGTTTGTTTTCTTTTCAAGTTCTTTCACAAATTCTTCTGGTGTAATACTCATAGTTGTAGATGTTTGAACATCACCCCAAGTATTATAAGCAACCGCTAAATTATTACTACATGAATTTTGTGCCGCAGCAGCGCTATCACCTGTTTGGCTAACATATTTAGCCTTATCAACATCTGTAATTGCTTTGGCTGTAACATCATCTTTAGAATTTTTAACAATGGCCTCAATTTTGGTTAATAAATTCTGATTGATACTTTGTAAAAAGTTATCAATAGATGGTAAATCATATATACCTTGTCTAGTACCAGTAAAACTGGTTTGAAAATTACCTGGAGTTATTGCGTGGTCAACTTGTGTTATAAAATATGGACCATTAAACATAGGTACGTGTCTAAGATTAAAATACATTGTTGGTTGTAATAAAGCATTACCTAAAGATTTAACACTACATTTATAACTCCTTTGTTTGTATAAGTTATACAAACTAACATTTTGTGTTGCAGTATTTTTACCATTGGCTTGGTCAACCATATTCAATTGTGTTTGTATTGACTCTGAAGTTGCTTTACCAGATTCCATACCAATTTCAACCGAATAAAAAATGTTTTGATTTCTTATTCCAACATCCACATTAAATCCAACACATTTATTTGAAATTGCATAGTCTTTTTTACCTGCGGGATTTTCAATTAAAGGATTATCTGAAGCCCTTCTTAAGTCAAACGCATCATCTCTAAATCTGGAATTTCCTTTTGGTAAATCTAAATGCGTTGACGGTTGTCCAGCATAAAAACAAATCATTTTTGGTCCTGATTTTCTGTAATCAACATCTAAAAATGTTCCCCACATGTTATCCGCAAATTCTAATTTACCTTCAGGTTGTGGTATTGTAGTACCATCTACATCTTGTATATTATAAAAATTAACATAAGCTGGTAATGGCATTACATTAAATTTATTTTTAATTAAAATACCACTAACAAAAGTGAAGACACTCATTTCCATATTAAGTGAATTTTCACTTAATATATTTTTTAAATCAAATATATCTACAATAATCGTATCACCAATATTTCTTGATGCTCTATCTAAAAACATAAAATCTTCAAACAAAGTTTTAGATGTGTAGTCAGACCCAGCAATCCATTTGTCATTTAACGCTTTAAACACCTCATAGTTTTCAACTTTACTTTGTTGTCCATCAATAACACTTTGAATAGCTCTTTCAGGTAATTCTTGTTGATTAGGTAGCTCTGCCCTTACTTCTGTTAACACCTGATTTAATATGTTATTTTGAAATTCTGAAGTAAAATTTAAATAAGTTTGAAGTCTATTTTTAAATTCTGCGCTTGATAATGTTGGACTATAAAGTTTTTGGGTTGCATACATTTTAATAATTGGTGCCAACAACACAACATTGTTTTCAGTAAATTCAATATTATTGTCTATAAAAAAATCAGTAATATATGAACCATTATTATCGTATATTAAATTTGGTATTGTTGAAAATCCTACTTGAGTTTCCAAAGCCCTCCAAGCATTAGTATAACTTGATTTAGATAAATCTAAAGTAGTTGTGTTTAATGATGAAGGTAAGCTATTTTTAATGTACGGGTTAAAAGTTATTGGGTCAACAATAGGATTATTCCCATTACCTTGTGCAAGGTATGATGCCATTACTCTTCGGTTATATTCCGCAGGATTACCATATTTTAAAATAACATCGTATTCTAAAAACGCTTTAATGGTGTTTGAAAAAAGTGTTAATTGTGAATTACCAATTGTTTTAAAATACTCACCATTACTAATGGAACTTGGTTTACCTTCAATCTCCATCATACTTCTAAACAAGTATTGGAAATTTTTAAATAACGCATTTGGGTCGGCAGGTGATACTCCTATTGGTACCGCAACTTGTGGGCCTAAATCAATGTTTGATACTGGTTTACAAAAGTTTAAAAATTCGTTTTCAAATTTATCTAAAATAGTTTTATCAAAAACAGAAAATATCTCTTCAATTTTTGAATAATCAAAACCATTTAATAATTTAAAAGGTGATTGTTGTTTTATACCAGTTTCAATTTTATTTACATAAGAATCTGGTTGTGGTCTTGAAATTTGACTATTATTAAAATACCCGTAATTTGGTGATGACCATAATAATCTAACGGAGCCATTATAAATTGATGGGTTATCAATAAATGGACAGACAGGGGCATTGGCAACTAAACACTCATTTTTAACTTGATTTATCTGAGAACCAAATGATGGTACCACATAATATTTTAAAGTAGTTGTATTGTTACTTGGGTTACACACATTTCCAACATCTGTTGGGTCAAAAGTGTTGTTAGGTAATATTACAGACCATGTTTGTATACTTGAATATCTTATTGGTGTAATTAAAGGAAACGCAATTGTTTGAGCATTAATGTTTGAATCAGTAAAATTATATACTTTTAATCCGTTATCAACACTTGCTTGTATTTCTGTATCTGTATAACCACTATACAAATCATATCCATTATAAAAAACGTTAAAGTCGTTTATTACTTTTGGATAAAACCCTGTTTGAATTTTGGTGATATTATTGTCAACATTTTGTAATCTAATTTTATTCTCACCGTCAAATTTAAAAGTATATGTTTTTGTATCCGAACTTGTTACTGGGTCAAAATTTGTTTTGTAATCAAAGTTTTTCCAAGCAGACTCTAACATATCTGTTTTGGTATTAATAAAAGTTTTATATCTATACCAAATTGCGCCCATTTTTAATACCCAAGCATATGGCATTTTATGAATTGCACCAAACTTTTTAAAACAAGACGCAATGTAATCTAAATCACTTGACGCCCCATCAGTTTTATATTTTTCTTTTAAAGAAGCTAATGGTAAAGAATTGATAAATAGATATGCCGCTTGTGTATAAGGATATGGGTCTTTTCTTCTCCAATTATAAACACCATTTTGAACCGCATTAATAAAATACGGTGTATTCAACATTGATGTTGTTGTCTCAATTGGAATATTTTTACTTGGTGAAATATAATTAACATATCCTTCTGTTGGTACAAAAAAAGTAGGGTCTTTTCTTATAAGATAAAATCCATCTAAACCTATTGATGTTATTTGGTTTGTTGGGTTAGAAACTTTTAAATAAGAAAAATTAGTTACAGGTCTATTTTTAGTGTAATCATAAACACTATTAAAGTTTGATATAACATCTCTATCTTCAAAAACCGTTAGTACTTTATTTGTGTTATATACAGAACTCTTAGTATTAGTAACACTATTTGCCATATTTGTTGCAACCCATGTAGGGTCTGTAAACGGATATGTGTCAATAATTATTGGTTCATTAGTTACATTTTTAACTAACTGTAATAACCCATCAGACTTTGTATTTGTTTGAGGTTCTTTACCTAAATCAGTTAAACTTAAAATATTAAAAGAATTTTGTGTTAAATTTCTAATATATGGTGTAACAAAAAAATCTCTAATATAATCTTGATACGCCCTACCAGTTCCTTGATTTGAGATGTTATCTAAAAAAGATGGATAGTTTTGTGCGGTAATATCATAATTTTTAAGTTTTAAACTTAAAAATGGTGAGCTTGCACCTAAACTAGTTACAATATTATTTGTTTCGGCACTTACAATTAATTTTGTTAGTTGGTCTATTTGGTTATTATTTGCTCTAATAAATCCAGAATAGTTTGAAGTTAAAAATTGTCTTTCCCATATTTCGTAGAAAAATTTAATTTCTTCTTTATTGGCATATGCAATACCTTCTGACGGGTATTCAATTGCATTTACGTTAATAATGTTAGTTGTTCCCTGACTATCTATTGGTGGTTGAGCTACGGGCGGATTAAACTTTTGGGTTAATCCTCTCATATACTCCTCAACAAATTCAACTTCAGGCCATTTTGCATAATTCCAACCTTGTGTGGTATCAACAACAGAAGGGTCTGCAAGATATTTTAATTGGAATCTTCCCTTCTTGTCCTCAGGTGTTTCCACAAAAAATTGTGGCCATGGGTATACAGGTATTTGTCCGTTAATTAATCCTTGATTAGCACTTTCAGCCGCTGGACTTATTTTAACATCACCCTCAGTATCGGTACCTTGAGCTGAAGACGGATTATTTAAAATCGCGTTTTTTCTAACTGGGTCATATTTTACATTCCAAGCCTTAGTATGAACCTCATCAAGTAAACGAATAAACCCTTCAGCGGATGCCATGATTACCGCACATATATTTCTAACCGTTGGGTTAAATCCGAGCCCTGTTGCACTGTCTTCAAGTTTTCTTGCCAAATCTAACGATAATGCGGTTTCAAACTCAGATAGTTTTTTATTGGCTTCGGTTTCCATTTTAGACAATAGGTTTCTAAACTCATCAAAAGTGTAAAGTGGAGGATTAATAAGGAATCCAAATAGATTCTCAAATTTTTTATCTAAAGTATTTTTTTCAAAAGATGGTTTTAACACTTTTTCTAAAATCAACTGCATTGATTTAGTATCCGCAGTTGTTGGTAATAACTTACCTGTTTGAGATGTTGTGGTTTTTTCTAAATTTATGTCGGTTACAGCAACCTGTTTAATCATAGTATTAAACGTTATACTATTTTTAATTGGTGTTTTACCCGTACTGCCTAAGGTTGGGTTTTTTGCCAACAGAGCGTTAAAATCAATAGTATATGCACTTAAAAAACTAACCGCTTCGGCTCTCTTTGTTGGGTTATCAATAAATTCTTGTTTAAAATTATAAACCTCTTGTCCCTTTCCGTTTAAAATTATTGGTTTTGGGTTTAAGTACGTGTTAAACCAAGAGTCTCTATTCCCGTAAACTTTATTATAATAATTTTTTAAAGTCTCTTTGTAATTTCTAATATTAGTTAAAGGTTCAACGTTTGCCTTTGGGTAGGAATTTTGTATTGTTTGCTCAAAAGTTAATAACTTATTCATTAATTGAGCTAATGTTAATTCAGGAAAATTCGGTGCAATCAAACCTTTGGCCTTATACTCACTATAAATTTCAACTATTTTTTGATATCCTCTTTCAGTAATTAATTCACTTGTAATATTATTTGTAGATATTGTTGATTCTTTTGAAATAACATTACTTTTTGATTGAGATTCAATAGACTTATTCGTTCCTCCTTCAGGTGATGTTGGAGATTTTGATACGTTAAATGTTGTGCTATACATGTGTGGAGCGGCAAGCAAATTGCCCATGGATACTTCATTTAAAATGTTAAATTTATAACCAACAAACTCTAATTGAATTGAATAGTTACCACTATAGCTATTAAATCTTGCATTAAATGTTTTTAAATTTAATTGGTATCTAATAGCCTGTCCATAATAACCTTTTAATGTTAAATAAAATGGACAATATGGTAAATTAAAAAAAGCGGAATATGGTGAATTATCTCCTAATTGAAATAAAGCTCGGCCCTGAATGTCTTCAAGTGTCATTGATACTTGTGGGACAAACGATGTATTTGTCTTTATGTTAATACTAGTAATGCCCAATAACCCATTGTCAGTTGCCTTACCTCCAGGGTCGGTTATTGTCATTTTTGAATATGGTTTATTACCATCTTTTGGGTCAATAATTTCTTCTTGCATTTGGTTTACACCTAAACCATTTTTTGCATTCTTACCCGTTAATTCGTCGTAATATCCAGTTGTTAGAAATGTTTCTTCAGTTGGTCTTAAAAAGTTCATTTTAGCCACCGAAATTGTTCTAAGTCTATCTTCAGGACTACCGCCAACAGATAGTTTAGTTCTTGGAACAACCTCAGCTTCAAGATTAGCATACATTACCAAATTTTCATGGTCAACTAATCTTTCACGAATATTTCCAAGCGCATCAATAGTTTTGTTAGGGTCAACTACAATAATATTATTGTAATCAAACTCAACTAAAATATTACCACTGTTATCCCCTTGAACATTACCTGCCATAATAATAAAAATAATTTGCTAACGAAGCTTTATAATCCTGTAATGAAGGTAATAGAGGATAAGGAATAATCAATACCGCACCATCATATATATAATTTTCCAAACCACCAAACTCAGGGTTTGCTTGTAAAATTAACCACCCAAAATATGGTGAATTATAAAACTCTTGTGATACAACATCTAACCTACTCCTACCAACTTTATATATATAAGTCTTGTCAGTTGTCTTTTGTGGTACATTAACAAAAGGCACAACGGTTTGTTCACCGTTAATAAGAAATTCACTATATCTATTCCAATATTGATATGCCATTAGTTAAGTTTTGCTTTAGATATAAATACGTTTGCAGGATTTTCATCATTCCACGTTTTATTATTTGTGTTTTGGTTTTCAATAAACCCTAAACCTTTTATTAATTTTTGTTGTGCCTCAGTATTTGCATTTTCTGTTGTATAAGTAAACGTTCTTTTCTTTTTAAGATTAAATGGGGTATATTTTAAAAAGTCTTTTAATTTTTCTTTTTCCATATTTTCAATAAACCCTTTAGTGATACCATTTTCCTCTTCAAATAATGGTTTTGCAGTTTTTTCCCAATACAAGTTAAACACATCACCAATATTAAACTTAGTATTTTTACTCATTAATGCACTATTATTAAGTATATTACCAATTAACGCATTTTTAAAGGTTTCGTATTTTTTACTGTCAGTAACATCATCTGAAACAATCATATAAACCCTTCTAAACGTGTAACCATTAGTACTATCAAATTGTGGTTTTTTACTAAAAGGAGTAAAAACTTGTTCTACTGGGAATTTATAATTTGGTTCAAAAACTAAAACGCCTGTATAACTTTTACCGTCTGAAAAAGTAAAGTCTGTTGGTTTCCAAACAACAGTATTAAACTCGTCAATATTTGTTTTAATCTTTAATACATCTTTCTTTAACTCATCTAAAGTATTTGTAACATCTTTTGAACTTGGGTCCACTTCTGTTGTACCTGATATAATATAAGAATTAACTTTACCGTCTTTTATTTGATAACCATCAGTACCTGTATTTGCATATGCAGGGACATTATATGTTATAGTATTTATTCTACCAATATATCCAATATAACTCTGTTGTACAGATACCATACCATTTGTTATATTGGTAACGGCACTTTGGAATGACGACCTCTTGTTTTTAACATAATTTGAATAATTCTCTTGAACTTGGTCTATAAGACGATTAGTAAAATCATACTCACTTTGTGAAATGAATTCAATAAACCCTTCATTACCTTTTTTAATGTCTTTAAATAATTGTTCAAATATTTCGTCGGTTCTCTTTTCTAAATTATATGGTTTTCCAAATAATACACTATCAGTGTCTTTTGTTATTTCAAACTTACCATTTTGATAAGTTCTTTCCATCATCCATTGTTGACGAACGGCATTATTATATTGATTAACAGTTTCTTTATTTTTATTAACTACGTTTGTGAAATATGACTGTGTTTCAGTTACAACTTTATCCATAAAATCACTATAATTAATTGTACCCGCAGTAAGTCCGTTAAGCATGACGGTACCAATTGGTTTGTCATTACTTTGACCGTTGTTTGGTGTTGCTTGGTTAACTGTTGGAGGTGCAACATTACTTGCCGCTAATTTCAAAAATTGGGCATCAATAACCTTATAACTTAAATCAGTTGAATCTGCTCTATCATCATATATTTCAGTATTGGCGTAATAGTTAAATGTTAAGGCGTTTTGTAATTTATCAACAGATTCTTTTAATCCACTACCACCAACAAAATTAAATGTTAAAGTAACGTTAGCAATCATAGGTTGAACCCCAATACCTTCAGGATTTATATCTAAATTTTCATACTGAATGGATAAGTTATTTGGAATTATCTTAGTATTATAAAAATCACCAACCCTTAAAATTAAAACTGGTGGTGCCCCAAAAGATGTGTTTGTTGCGTCATTATAAACAGGTGTTGCAGCCCCATTAATTGTTTTGATTGTTGGTATTGTATCACCAGGTCTCATACATTGTTGTAAGAAAGTTAATCTTGAGTTAAGACCTTCAGGCGTAATTGAGTGGAATGCTGGCTGGAAGAATTTTAATTTATCCTTAAGGTTATCATAAACCATTGGAGTTTCTTCTTTAATTGTTTCAAAATAATCACATTCTGATAATAAAGAACGTAAAATTCTTTTACTTATATTATCTTTATTAACTATTTTAGTTTCAGGAACGGGTTTTGTTTCTGTCTTTGTAACAACATTACCTGTTATTACCGTTGTTTTTTTCGGTGGTTCTACCGCCTTTGGAGCTTTTAATGTTGACTGTATATTAGAAATGTAAGCTCTTCTACACGCCATCGCATTTGTAGTATAAATTTCTTTATTTAACGCTTGGCTATTTCCGTCATTGTCACCACAAGAAACACTACTTCCAGGTATATAACTTTTAGTTTTTTCATCAAATTTCATTACTTGAGCGTTCTCACCACGACCTTCACCAATTTTAACAATTAATCTTTGTGGTGTACCCGTAACATACTTTGTCATTTTACTATTACCCGTTATGAATATTGCCGCGGAATTAATCCTTTTTGCTGATAGAATATTATTATAATCTTGTTTAGCCGCAGGTGAAGTACTACTATCAATAGTTATTGTTACAGTACCTTCAGGATTATTTGTAAATTGTTTATCTAACTCATCTATTAATGTGTCAAGTTTTTGTTTGTTAGATATAACTACACTATCAAAAAACGATGTAGTTTGCTGAGCGGTGGTAGGTGATTGTTCTCCATAATATGATTTTTGGGTGATATATGTGTCATACAATGGAGTAAAAGATTCGTTAAATTGTTTTGGTATATCGTTATTAAAGTAAAATCCTACATTTTCAAATGTCTTAAATGTTGCTTCAGGAGAACCACCAGTTCCAGTATCACTTGATACTTCAGGTGTTGTTTTGATTGTACTAATAGTATACTCTAATTGTTCTCTTGTTAATTCTTTTGATGTGATTGCCTGTTGTATATCAAACAAGTCATTAGGTGATATTGTATAATATTTTTTTGCAAGTTCATATAAATCATATTTTCTACATCCCGCAAAGAATGATTCTAAAATACTATCAATTCTAACTTTATTTGTTTCATTTGCTAAAACCTTATTAACAATAACATTTAAAACAGATGGATGGTCAACAACTATCTTCCAAGTTAAACTACCACCTCTATTTGTACTCTTATATGTATATATTGGTTCTGGTCTACCTATAAATTCGTTGGCATTCCAGTTAGCAGTAACAGTTTCACTAAAAGTTAATCCATAAGGTGGAAACCACATAACTCTACCTCCGTTTGGCCCTCTCTCACAAACAGGTAAATCCGCAACAGCAAATCCTGGTGTGTTTGAAGTTGCCCACGCCAAATTCTCAAGTGAGAACATATATTTTTTAGCATAAGCATTATTATAACTTCCAACCAAGTTTGTTGAATCTTGTCCACCTTCTCTTTTGTTTGGAGCAATATTAAGATTATATGTCTTATCTAATACAGAATATGAAAATCTTCTACCTTCAGTTACAATACCATCTGTTTTTTGAAGGTCGTTATATTGAAGATATGGAATATCTTTGGCAAAAACTCTACAATACTCAGTTCCAACTTCTTGTCCAATTGAACCTGTGTACTTAATCACTCTTGAACCTTTGGTCATTTCTTTATATCCATCATGGAATACTTTACTAACTTGGTCTATGGCATTACCTACATGTTGTAGTCGTTTACCACCTTGTGGTTGACTATCAATAATTCTTTGTGTATCGTCAAGGATTGAACCTTGTTTGAATTTTCTTTCAGTAGACTCTGTTGAATCATACGATGATGGTTTGAAGTCTTGGTCTTGACCCATAATCTCACCACCAATACCAACTTTCTTACCCGCATTACCTTTATATTTTGGTGATACCCAAGTAAAACCACCTTCAATACCACCCCCATCACTATAGGTAGGACCATTAGCACCTAAACGAATTTCTTTACTTGGTCCTTCATATAATTGAGCTAATTCAGATGGACCATATACTGGAGTTTGTTGTTCATTACCAAACGCATCAACAGGTATTGCTCTACTTGGTGAGAATACTCTTGAAGGGTCAGAACTTGTTGACCCAACATAAAAGTTAGAATTGTTTGTTTCAGTACCTACAATAGCACCACCTAATCTATCAAGTAAGGTTCTATCGTAATTTGGCTTGTATCTGTTGTAGTTAATGTTCTTCCACAACAAAGATTTTTGTCCCGCACCAGTATTGTTATAAAATATCTGTGTACCTGTTTTACCCGCACCTAATAGATTACTAACAAAATTACCCGCGGCGGCAAGTGGGTTAGCAAGTAAAGATTGTTGTATTGTTGTTGGTGTTGCAGGATTAATATTTGGGTCAAAATAAGAACCAGGTATTAACGAAAAAGGTGTAACACTACCAGCTAATCTAAGTCCAAAATCCGCAGCTGCGGTTAATGGGTTTGATGGGACTGTAATTTGATAGTTTGGCTCAATTAATGGAACATTACCTGTTAATATATTAACAAGGTTGGTACTACTATTAACATTTAAAAAGTTGGCACGACCAATAGTTTCTCTAATAATCGCCCTACCAATTCTTTCTTCAAATTCTTTTCTAAGTGTTTTTGCACCTAAACGAGCAATAAATGAATCTTGACTTAATAATCCATTACTACCTGTTGGGTCTGGTGATAATAAAATTGATAATGGTGTATATGATGATGAATTAAATGTACTTGGGTATGATTGATTATTATATAAGTTTTTAAGTCCACCAACAAGAGGACTTGCTATTACATCAATATTTCCAATAAAAGTACCAGAATCTAATTGTTGTAAACCTCCATTACCATAAGCATTAAGTGGTTGCCATGCAGGAGCAATTGACCCAAAACCTTTTTTGGACGCAATTTGTGCCTCGTCAATTAAATGAGCGTCTTGTTGACCTGGTCCATATTCACCTTGATTTGACTTTGTATTTAAATTACCACTAATGTCAGGAGCTTGTTTGTAACCACCATCACTTCCCCACCTATTAAGTGGATACATTAAATTATTGGCAAAATATGGAGTATCAATAAATCCATCAGGACTATCAACTACCGATAAATCTGATTGAATTACTTCGTAAGTTGTAGGAGGCGTAACTTTGGTAGGGGACTTAGCATATGGTACTAAATTCCTTGTTATAAGTTTTTTTCTAAAACCTTCGCTATTAATATAATCTAATGGACTACCCATCTATTCTTTTATTAATAAATAGGTTGATGGTGTTTTTTTGTTAGACATTTATCTTTTTTCTAACTCGGTTGCTTTTTGATTATAGTATTCGTAAATCTTTCTTTTGAATTCATCTGATTCAAAAAATGTTTTAAATTGTTGTTCACTAACACCAGAAGGTGCATCAACTTTAATTGTAATTGTTCCACCAAAATCAACTTGGGAATTAACGTTAGTTGTTTTAGTTTTTGTGTCTGTTGGAGTTGGGGTACTACCTCTACCAAAAACAGAACTTCTAGATAATGGTTCTGATTTTTGTGTTCCTGAAATTGCTGAAGTTTTACTTGTGGTATCTGGCGTTCTTCCAACACCTGTTAAAATTTCTGATGTGTATTTTTTGAATTCTTTCTCAATTGCACTGCTACCAGTAACTTTTTTATTACTTTCTTCTAAAATATCTTTTAACGCCTCAATACCTTTTTCACCATATGAACTTGCTTTACCTTTAATTTCGTCTTCAAGCTTTGCTATTTTAGTTGCAAAATCCGTACTACTAATTTTACCCGCATCTTTTTGAGTAAAAACTTCAACCATTTTCGCAATTCCATCATTTACACTTTTTGTAATTTCAGCACTTTCAGGTATATTTTTATCTACAGCTCCTGTGACCGCTCTAGTAATTCTATCTGCACCTAATAAGTTACCTCTAACTACCGAAGAACCCGCAATACCATAAGTACCTTTAGCAATATTTCCCTTAAGTGACGCTTCAATATTTTTCAAAACGTCTAATTGGCTTATTTGAATGTCTTCTAAAGTTTTGGGTTTTTCGTCTTGTTGTTTTCTTAAAGCCTTTAATTCATCATTTGTTATCTCACTTAACTTAATTTTATCAATGTCACCTGTCTTATCATTTTTAAGTTGTACAATGTATTCACCACCTTCACCCATGGTAGCCATATTAGCTAACAATTCTTTATCTTCAGGTTTGTCAAAGTTTAAAGATGGATTAATAGTTGAAATTCTTTTATCTAAATCGGCTGCCGCTAATGCGGTTTTTGAAAGTTCTTTTGCGCTAATTCCAGTCACATCAGCCATTTCTTTTAACATTAAGATACCTTGTGGGTTTATCTTAAATGATTTTGTTTTTTCGTCAAACTCAGTATATTGTTTAGTTGCCTTTATTATACTATCTTGTAATGCCCCTGGGTCATTAATTGAATCATTCATTAATTTAAATGGGTCAACTAATCCACCGATGTTTACACCTAACCTTTGAAATCCTGCCGCCGCTTCAATTGCCCCTTCAGGTGACATAACTTTATCCGCAAATTCGGCAGTTCTATTCATATCAAACCTCAACATTGAAGCTTGAGCTGCCATTTTTGTTAGACCTTGAACACCATCACTAAAGTTGAATCTATTCATCAACTCCATGTTATTTGCAACGTCTTTAACTACTGTTTTAGCATTAAGACCTACACTTTGAACATAATCTATTGAATTTTCTAAATTTGGACCAATTTGAGATGTTTCATATCCAACTTTAGCAAATGATTCAACCAATTCATCAGCACCTTTACCAAGAATTGTTGAAGCTGCATATAATTTACTAACTTGTTCTTCTGTCGCAATAACATTTCTTCTAGAACCATCAGCAATTTCAATCATTGTTCTGCTAACGGAACTAATGTCCCCACCTAAACGAATTACCCCCGCAGCCGCTCTTGAGACCGCATCGTTCATTTCATCTAATCTAGTTCTACCCTGTAAAAACGCATTGTTTAACTTGTCCGCTTCATCGTACATGTTACCAATTGCGTCTAATATTTCTTCAATGGGTCTCCCTAATTTTTTAAAACTTTCTTCAAGGTCTTTAGCACTACCTTTATCTTCTGGATTGTTAGTCGCCATAATTTATAATTAGTTTTATATATAAATAGAAGAAGGACTAAAATTTAGTCCTTCCTATTTTCTTCAATCCATTTATCCAACAAATATTTTCTAACAAATATTGGCATTTGAATAAAATCTTGATATGTTATTTTCATTAAATTGTTCAGATAGTAAAATTCATCTATCTGAGTTTTCCTATAATCAGAAGAAAGGACGAAAAAATTCGACCCCAAACCCAACATTTACTGTTAGTTTTTCTCCAGACGGGGCCATAATAGTTTTAGTCATATCCAATCTAGGTTCATTTTCGTTCATGAATTTTCTAATGAATTTTGAATCAGCGATTGGCATTGATTCAACAAATTTTGCAATAGCCGACTTATCATTTGAACCGTCAACTTCAATAATTTCTTTTTGCATTCTCCAAGTAATTTTTGGTACAACCCTTCCTTGTGGGTATGAGTCCGCCATTTTACCAATTTCCAAAATTTCACCATAAGTTAATGGTTTTAACTTAACCGTTGATTGTGTCTTTGGAAGACTAACCATAAAAGAACCATCTTCATTAGGTTCTTGACCATTAATAATAGATAACTGGTCTAACATAACGTTAGTTTGGAACAATTTTTTAGTTCCAGGGTCAGTAAGGTTTAATGTTATTTCAGGTCCAAACCCTGTGTTTCTTAAGAAAATTAAGATAGCTTCAACATCTCCTTCAATAAGGTCTTCAACCCTCATATCTGGCTCATAGATTTTTGCTCTTAATAAATTAAGTGTTAAGTCACCCCCACCTGCCATTATGATATTTTCATCCGCAGCAGTTAAATAACCAACCTTAATTGATTTTTTTCTGTTTTTGTAAAAAATACCTTGTGATGGTAATGGTACCACGTCGTGTGGTAATGTAAAATTTTGTTGACCGTAGTCGTTTGATTGTGTATCCATATAAAAAAATTAACCGTAAAGTTTATCGCTTTACGGTTAAATATAATTAGTTGTGAAAATTTGTAAATAGTATTAGTAAACTAACACACATCTATCCATTCTTAATGTTGCTGAAATTGTTGCCAATCCATCAGTATTGTAAGCTAACGAATCAAAGTTAACGTCAGTTAAGAATGTTCCATAAAGAATCCATTTCTCAACCACAACTCCTGTTGGGTCCAACATTTCAAGGTCAATATCTTTTTTGTAACCAGCAGCATAACCCATACGACCTGTAACTGATTCAGCATGTAAACGAACCCACTCCATAAGAGCTTGAGCCGCTGAAGGTCCAATAGGGTCACGGAATTTAACTGGGATTGTTTGCCAAGTAAATCTACCAGCAACATAAGTAGATGTGTTTAAAAACGGTATTTCTGTTGCGACAATTTGGATGTGTGGTCTAGCCGTTGATTCTACAAACCATTCGTTAATACCCAAACTTGATGGAAACCTTAAGATAAAACGATTCTGACGTTTCGGTTCGTAAGGTATCGGCATTTTCATTAATAAATCAGCCATGTTATTTTAATTTTTTTTAGTTTCTTTGTTGTTTATATCTATAAATATAGTCTTGTTAAAAAATTTTTCTCTTTACTTTTAATTTGGTGAGATTATTCTTTATTTATATTCCTTTTTAATGCCTCCAGCAGTAGAATAAGTCTTAACTATATTATCTGGTTTATCTTTAAAATGTTTACTCATTACTTCTACATTTCTTATATCATCATCTGAAAATCCAATACTAGGTTGTTCTGGTATAAAGTTATTAGATATATCATTTTTTATATATGCTTTTTTATTAAGTATACCAGCAATTCCTTTTATATAGGAAACAAACTCATCCATCGCTTTAACTTTTAATTCTTCAGGATTGGCAGCACTTCCTTCTCCAAATGTAACTGGGTGGTATCTGTTGAGTTCTAAATATGATTTAATTAAATCGTCATCACTCATATCTTCTTCACCGACAAACGTCCTATATTTTTTAAGGTTTTTAATTAGTTGGTCTTTATCTATCCCATTATACCCACTAACAATGTAATTGTAAACGGCTTGTTTTAATGTTTCAGGGTTATGACCTCTTGCAGTTACAATTGAAAATATTGAACCGTTATTGATTGCTTCTCTAAAATCCCCAAACGCAGGACCTTCTTTAGCTCTCATCGCATCAATTAAAAAATCTTTATCTCCCGCAGTTCTAAAATTCCTAAACGCATCATCGGCTAAATCAACAACAGTTTCACCTTTATATTTAAAAGGTTTTTTACCCAAATCGTGTCTGTATTCCGCAAAATCATCAGTACTCATACCAATTTCATCACCGTCTTCAGTCTTTAACATTATCTTTGTTGGCATATGAACAATGTTGTCATCCCAATCAAACGCATAATATTTCATATCTGGAGTACCAATACCCTCACCTTTGAAACCTTCTTTAATTTGTTTTCTCATACTTTGGCAATTAGGGGGTACTTTATGTACCCCCATAAATTTTTATTAGATATTTTCAAACGAAGCACCTGTTGGAGTGATAAAGAATTCAATATCAATGAACTCCAATGCTTTCGTTGGTTTTAAGTAGATTTTACCTACAAGTCTGTTAGCATCTAAATCTTCAGGTGTTGAAGATACGGTTACACGGAAATCGTATAAACCTCTATCTCTTCTAATTGAGTCTAAGATAGGGTTAACACTATCCAAGAATTGTTGTCTAACAATTTGGTCGTTTTGCTCAAACAATAATCTTATTGCTACTGCTGAAATCAACTTACGAGCTTGAAGTAATAATCTTCTTACGTTCAATCTGTTAAGTGCTGTGTCAGCAACTTGTAATGTTTTGTTACCCCAAATTACAGTTCCAACATCAGAGAAAGTTGCGATAGGGTTAATTCTACCTTGATACAATGTATCTCTGTCAGTTTGTGTAAGTTTTTGTCTAGCTTTGATTGAGTTTACAAGACCTCTTGTGTAACCCGCTGATGCGAACCAAGGGAATGAAATGTTATCAGTCAATGCTAAGTTTCTACAAACCTCACCTGTTGGTGGTAAGTAAATTTGAGTATTGTTTACTGTATCTCTTGTTAAAATCCAAGGATAGTAAGTTGCAGTATAGTTAGAGTCAATTCCTGTGTTATCTAAGTTATCAACAGCCTCTTGTGAGTAAATGATATCTTGTGGGTTAGTTGAATCAGGAGTATACATGTTGTAGTCAGGAGTTGTTGCGATGTAAACCGAGTCAGCTCTTGAATATTGTATCATATCTATTGCTTCTTCTACTAAGTTTGAGTTGTTAACATAATCAATACTTGAAGTTGCAAAAACGTTAATGTTTGTAGCTTCAGGATTTGCAAATGTTAAGATACCAAGTAAGTAAGCGTAGTAGTCAGTGTTAGCAAAATCTTGTGTATTGTTTTGAACCACAATTCTTTTGAATAGACCGTCACCTGTCGCTGTTGGGTATCTTGAAGATGCGGATGCTCCTGCTAAGTAACCTGATGAACCCAATTGGAATCTATCTTGGTTAGTTCTCCACTCTCTGTAAATATCCCATCCGTCAAATCCACCTGCGAAACATACTGTGTATTTTCTTGAGTAGATAAAATAGTATGGATTTTCTTGAGTTGCTGGGTCAGCTCTAAATTCTGCAACACCACATTCAAATGCAGTTTCACCACTTGACATTGATGTAATACCGATTGTTACAACTGTAGCACCTGAGTCCATGTGGAAACCTTTACTTATCACATTCCAAGGTTGACCTTCAGCCAATGGGTTTGAAATCCAATTTGATGGTGTTTGTTTACCTTTATAAGTTAAGAAAGATTCGTCAATACCAAATTGACTTGAAAAACCTAAATAAGTTCTTCTAACTATGTCACCTGCTGATTCAACTGTTCCTCCACCTGCTCTTGAACCAAATGGTGGGTTAGCAACAACTTCACCAGGGTAATAGTATTTTGTTTTATATTTAGGATATGGTGAAGGATAAATGTTATAGTCTTCATATTCTCTTTGGGTATAACCATAAAAACCACAAGGTAACGCATCAATTGGATATTCGTCAGCTAATTGAATCATAACGTATCTTGATATTAATGCGAACTCTCCATTAGCAGAACCAATCTTTTTAGCCACAAAGTTATTTGAACCTGGGTCCATGTTACAATTTGTGAATTTTTCAATAACAATAGGATTTGCATCTGTGTCAAAGAAATTTCTAATTAATACATCAAAAGACATATTATTATATGATAAGTTAGCAATTGAAACTTTAATTTCAGTGTTTGCAGCATCACCATCAGAAATTGATATGAATTTAAATAAGTTATAAACTTTATTACCTCTTAATTCTGAAACTAAATAAGGCGTTTCAGGTGATTGGTATTTTTCTAAGTTATATGCAATTGATAAACTATTTTCACTTCTAGCATCAGGTAAAGCGATTAATTCAGGATTTAATCCACGAATATAACCTTGATTATAAGCATAATTTAAAGACGCTTGATAAGCTTCCTCAACATAAATTGGAACATCAAATCTTGATTTACCAAAATTGTCAACACCTAAAACCTTAGTGATATATTTTGCGTCAGACGCTAGTAAAGATGATACTAATTCAAAAACAGTTCCTTCTTTAGTTAAACCTGATAAAGCAAATTGTGCATATGGTGATTTAGTTATTCCTGAATATTGACCAGTTGTTACCATTTTTAAATTGTTTGGTACCCAAGTATTATTATTGTCATAGTCAACACCAACTTGATAAACAGGTCCGTGATTAATACTTGAACTATTATTTTCATAT